ATCTTCAACAGATAATGGGTAGAGAGACAAATGGCAGTTAGCATAACATGTTCACCTCAGGGTGATAGTACTACTCAGTTCACTGAGAAGGAAAGACCTGATTATACATTAAACCATACTGTCTCTGCTAGTACTAGTGATGAAGATGATGAAGTTACAAGTGTTACCTGTACTGCAGTAACATATTCTTATTATAATGCATCTGATTCAGTAGTAGGTGGTGCAACTGACTTAACAAGTACGTTGACTATCACACCTGGTACTACTAGTGTTAATATCTCTGGGACTTTTGATGATCCGTTTTCCGATAGTTTTACCTATGTTGATAAGGGTGGTACTAATTTAGTAGACACTCCTACTACAGTTGTTGGTGTATCTAATCTACCAGCAAATAAGGAATTCTATCTTCTCGACCAAGACACTCGTAATTACGTTATTGTAACGTTTACGATAGAAGTGGTAGTTACTACTACTATTGGGGGAGCAACCAGTACAGTTACTCAAACTGCTACGTTGCAAGTTAATAATGAATGGGAAGGAATACGATCATTTGTAGATACCTATTACGACACATGAACGGACGACTAGACAAAGTAGCAATGACCAACAGGTTAATGCAACTCAAAAGAGAACTACATTATAAATGTGAGATTGGAGAAAAAGGTGAATGGGAATGTAAAGGAGCGAATGAATATTTAAATAGATGCTTTGATGTCTTAGATGAGTATTGGCAATGACTATAAAAGCATCAGATAAACTACCTTATGACCAGTGGTTTGATGAGAACCCTCTTAAGGACACTAAATACATAGAGAAGGCAGAATATGAAAAGTGTGACATTTCGATACATAAACAAATGTATGATTTTGCTACAGCAGCAATAAAAAAATTGGGAGGATCGGAAAATGCCAGCAGTTACAAGAGTAGGGGATAGTGAAGTATCTCATTGCTCAGGTATGGTACGAGCCGCTGGTAGCGGTAATGTATTTTGCAATGGTATCTCAGTGAGTCGTCAAGGAGATAAAAACACGACTCACAAGTTTCCTGCAGGTAATAAATGTCCTGCACACTCTACTAGTATAAGTAGTGGTAGTTCTACGGTCTTTGTAAATGGCAAAGGATGTGGTAGAATAGGGGACCCGACCTGTACATCTGTATCGGGAGGGAGTGGAAACGTATTTGCAGGAGGTTAAATGTCAGGAGATTACGAAACCCACAACGATAGGCAACCAAAAATTACTTATTCCCCCAAAGAAATGGCAACGTATCACATTTATTTGAATGATAAGTGCTTATTTAAGAATTTAAATGAGGAAGAATTTGATCTTATCTGGGAAAAAATTTACCGTTCTTACTTTAAAGAGGAACTTACGTATGCTGAGTGTATAGAAGATACGTGTTTAGTGGGTTTAACGGAAGAACATAGTTACTAATCCGTAAAATAAATACAGAGCTTGACAAATCCAAGAGTGTTTGCTATACTATATACGTTGAGTTGATCACTCAGCATGGGAGTGACTGAATAAACTTACTGGCATTTTGCTAGTTAAGGTGATGAGACAGAGGTGGTGCTCGCTGTTGGGAACAACAGAACTACAAACCAAGTAGGTCTCATGCAAAGACGTATTTCTAAACTGTAGAAATGCCCGTCTTTTGTAGGTACACAGGAATCCTACCTCCCACCTCACCACACACAAGAAAAATATCTTTCCTTATTTTCGATTATGGCAGTTAGAACTAAGATGGGTGGATTCGGAACTTCTGTTCAAGTTGAGACGAATCAGAAAAAGACCAGTCAGGGCACAAGTAAAAACACAAAATATAGTGCAACTAGTAGAAACAAACGGAAAAAGAGGTATCGAGGACAAGGAAGGAACTAACAGGGGGTCATTCGACCCTCTTTTTTATATGAAAAAGAAACTAAAAAAACTAAAGGACTACATCCATGTGGAAAAGAACGCTATTTCACATGAATTTTGTGATGAAATATTAAAAGAATATAAAAAAGACGAATATGTAGAGGGTACAATCAATGATAATGAGAGAAGTAGGCATAGAAAGTGTGATGTTGTCTATATTTCAAATTATGACACCATAGAAAAGAGTTTCCAAAAGAGAAAAAGCATTGATAATAGAATTTACAAGATTATTCATGATAAAATTGACAGATATTTAGACATCTATGCACCAATGTGGTTCAATATGAAAGGTGATACAGGTTATCAACTTATAAAATATAAAACTGGTGACTTTGTTACAGAGCATATTGATACTAGTGCTGGAGAAAGTAGGATACTTAGTTGTTCTCTTTTACTAAATGATGACTACAAAGGAGGAGAGTTAGCATTTTTTAATAAAAGATACAAACATAAAGGATCAAAAGGTGATCTTGTAATATTTCCATCGAGTTTTACTTATCCACACGAAGTTTTGCCTGTAAAATCTGGAACTCGTTACTCAATAGTTACTTGGATTAGATGATATAGATAGTGTTAGCGTAAAATAATGAAAAAATGACAATTAGAGTTGATAAAAGTGAAGAATTTGTCAAATCTGGCAGAAAATTGATCAGTGAATACCCTTCACAACCCCCTAAAAAGGAAAAAAGGGAAGAATCTGAGAAACCATGATATATAAAAGGTAAAGTTCGTTAAAAAATGGCGACTGTCTCTAAAAAATTCGTTGATTTAAACCCTAATTTTGAGAAAAATCCCCTTACTAAGGATTTACCACTGCTGAAGAACGCTGAAGCGATCAAATTTGCAGTAAAAAACATCGTAATGACCACTAGAGGTGATAGAGCGTTTCGTCCATACTTCGGAAGCACTGTTGTTGGGTCATTATTTGAGAATTTTACCTTAGCAACAGCAGATGATGTAAGAATTGCTATAGAAGATGCCTTAAATGCATACGAACCAAGAATAAAATTACTTGATGTTAGAGTTCGGGATGATATTGATAACAATGCATTGGATATAAGAATATATTATAGGATTATAGGAATGCCTTTAGATCCACAATCGCTTAATTTAATACTAGAAAGAGTATAATGGCTTTTAATCAAGTAACTAATCTCGACTTTGAAGAGGTAAAAACAAGTTTGAAGGAGTTCATGAGATCTTCTGATACTTTTACTGACTATAACTTTGAAGGATCGGTATTATCACAGTTATTGGATGTATTATCCTATAACACCTATTACAGTGCCTTAAACGCCAACCTGGTGGCGAATGAGGTCTTTTTTGATAGTGCATCCATAAGAGAGAATGTAGTATCACTTGCTAAGTTAGTTGGATATACCCCAAGGTCTGCAAAAGCAGCAAAAGCAACCATTACGATGGATTTTGTCGTAACACCTGCACAGTCATCACTTACCTTAAAGAAAGGAACTGCCTTTGTTGGTAAAAATGCTGAAGGAACTTTCATTTTTAGTGTTTTAGCAGATGTTACCAGAGAATCCTATATTGATAGTAATGGAATTCGTCGTGTTACCTTTACAGACATTGACATTTACCAAGGAAACCTATTAAATCTTAATTATTCAGTAGATACATCTACAAAACAGTCATTTATCATTCCTAGTGCTGATGCAGACATAGATTTACTTACAGTTATAGTAGATCACTTTGATACTAGTGTTCCATTGTCATATAGACCAGTAAAAGACATTACTGAGATCTCTGCAACTGATAGAGTTTACTTTGTACAGGAAAATAAGAGTGAACAGTTTGAAATTATATTTGGAGACGGAGTATTTGGACGTAAGATACAAAATGGTGATAGTATTGCTATTGAGTACCTTAACACTAACAAAGCATTAGCGAATGAGTGTAGTAGTTTTGAATTTGTAGGTACTATCATAAGTGGAAGTACAACAATTACGGATTTACAACCAACAATTACCGTAACTACTAATTCTTTTGGCGGTGCTGATCCAGAAGACGTTACATCTATCAAATATTTGGCTCCAAGATATTATTCTTCTCAACGTAGAGCTGTAACTGTACGGGATTATGAAACTTTAGTTGCGGAACTATATCCAAACTTACAATCTTTATCTGTATATGGTGGAGAAGAAGCAAATCCTCCGCAATATGGAAAAGTGTACATTGTAGCAAAACCTAATGGTGCAGAATCACTTACAACTACTGCTAAGAAGGAATTACAGAAGGCAATCAAGAAATATACCATATTGAGTGTTATACCTGAGATTATAGATCCTTCTTTCTTGTATTTGGAGATAACTTCCTTTGTTTATTACAATAATAACAACACACGCAGA